ACTGTTTGTGGTTCTATAATTAGCTGTATGTAACCCCCGATGAGATCGGCATTAGTAGCGCAATGCTACACCCTTTCAAGGAGTGCCACCCCCCTACCGATCAGGGTGGCTTAGATTCTGTATGACCTTCCAAAACGACCTACAGAGGGGTTTGGAGATAGAGGAAAGGGTCTTGGCTATCCTACGCAAGAAATACCCTTGTGCGACCCTTGTAAACGCTTTTAAGGGGTACGATATATGGATACCAGAGATAGATAAAGCAGTCGAGGTCAAATACGACCCAATGAGCCAAGAGACAGGGAATATTGTTGTAGAGATTGAGATGTATGACAAACCCTCTGGACTCATGGCTACACAAGCAGATTATTGGGTTTTCTACGATGGGGAGATGTTTGTAATCATGCCTGTCAAACACATCTTTAAATGTATATTTGATTGCAAGCTACAGTATGTGGAGTTTGTTGGAAAAGGAGATACCAGATCCAAGAAGGCATTTTTAGTAAATAAAAACACCTTGTTTAAGTACGGAAAGATTCTATGAGAGGTACAAAGCCATTTCGTCTTTGCGCCTGTTTGTAAGCCCTTTTAGTTCCTTGCCACCGGCTTTATTCCACTTTAGAAACTCCTCGGCAGCAGAATCAAACTCACCCCTATTGTGTTTCATCCGAAGGGTAGAATTTTGGAGATTACCGAGTCCAACATTGAAGGCGAAAGACACAAGTGCGCCAAACCGACCAGGAGTAAGCCCACTAGGACATAATCGTTGAACTCCGCTTTCAAACCTCGCCAAATCCTCTGCCAGCAGTTTGTCCACTTCTTCCATAGAGAAAGTTCTGTTCCAGCCTTCTGGGATTGGTAAGTTTTTTCGTTCTTCAAGTTTCACCTTTATATGGTTAGGGTCAATAACTCTCCCGACCCCTACAGTCCAAAGTAAAGCTGGACACCGATAAGGGGTAGTTTTGACCCCTTCGTGGTGCTTAATCATCTCTATGACTTTGTGGTCAATCACTTTTTGAAAGCCTGTGTGCCGAACCAAAAGGATACAACCGATGCCCAAATAATCTGAGTCTCATCATCCCATAAGAGATTGAGAGCTACATCAAATGGCACATCTTTATGAAATGCAAACCAAAATCCAAATACCTCTACAAAAGCAAACATAAGGAATAAACCATATGTAATTGTTGGTCTAACCATCGCCCTAGCGTTAGTTACCCATTGTGCAGCACCTTTACCAATTTCTATATCGTGTGCGTACAAGGATTGTCTTTCTTGTACTTGGGTTTGCATAGCAACTTGCTCTGTTCTTATTTCTTCTACACGAGCTTGTGCAGCGTAACCTTTTTCTAATAACTCCATCTCTCTTTCGGTCTGGAGTCTTGCAAGTTCTAATTCGTGTTTCTTATCGGATTTATCTTGGAAGAACCCTAAAAGGCTAGGTAATCCACCAGTAAGAAAAGAAATAAGTGTGGTGAATAAAGTAATCATTTTTTACCCTTTATAACCCCAAGTAAGATACCAGGCAACGACAGCAGCCACCGCATAACACAGCCACATAACTCTACGCACTTCTGCCAGATCTTTCCTAAATTCATTTTCTATATCCTTCTCTTGTTTTTCAATCTTTGCTTTAATAGTCTCTACTTCTGACCATCGTTTTTGACCATGATGTTTTACAAAGTCTTTTTTGACCTGTTCTTCTTTTATTCTTATATCTTCTTGTTTTTGCCATTGCATCATGGCGCGTTTGAAATACTGCTCTTTTGCTACTTCTGCTTCTTTAATCTGCCTTCTGCGTTCTAAGGCTTTTTGTTGTGCTACCGATGCTGCTTCTTTTTGGACATCCTCGATAGACGAGCCAATAACTTTGCCTGCCTCTTTGCCTGTCTTTACGCTTTCGCTAAATGACTTTGCACCCTCTAAAAACCCAAATTGATCGGACATAGTTCATAGGCTTAATTTAATTTCAAAACAAGAGTAAGAAGAATAGCAATAATAAATCCAGCAGAACCTATTAGGATCTGTTCTAAGCGTTTTAACCTGGCATTAATACCTGTATAGCGTTCAGCACAGACAGCCTCGTGAGCAGACAATGCTGCCTCGTTTTTATCTATTGTTGCCATTATTTATATCTCAATCCAAGAAGTAGTATTTTCATTCCATTGGTACACTTTCCCATCATTAGGGTACGAAATTGGTGCTTCATAATTGCAGGTGCTTTCATTTAATACCCAAGACGGGTATGGTGCTGTTAAATAAATAAAAGCATCACGAGTAGAGTCGTATTTCATACCAATTTGAGCATAGTTCTTACGAAAGTTGCCGTTGTATGAAGTTTGTTTCCAAATAAATTGTTGGTTAGCCCAATTATTTAAAAAAGCAATTCCAACTGGTTCGCTTTCAGGAAAAGACAAATTATTTATGTCATTGTTATTAACAACATTAATTTCAATGACTATGTTATTTTCATTTAGTTTTGCAAAATGAGCCATTATGAAATCCTGTATCTAAGAATGACAATACCTGAACCACCGCTACCACCAGGCTGTTCATTTCCACCACCGCTACCGCCACCACCTGTATTAGTAGATCCATTAGACCCACTACCTGTACTACCAGTTGCTCCACCGCCACTACCACCAGCACCAACTACACCAGAACCATATGCTCCACCTCCACCACCGCCAGCATAAGATGTGCCTAAAGACTTCCAATTAATTCCATCTCCACCTTTACCGCCAGGAGAAGATGTAGAGCCTGTAGATCCAGATTGTGTTTTACCGCCTCCACCACCACCTGAACCTGTACCATCTCCTGAACCCATAGAAGAACCGCCTGAGTTACCTTGCCCACTAGTTCCTGATCCACCTGGTTGGCTATCTCTAGTAGATCCACCTGAACCTGATCCACCACTAGCACCACTAGCATAATTTGTGTTTGGTGTAGTACCGCCAGCAGTTACTGTTTGACTTACTGGAGAACCGATTGAAGAATCACTACCTCCACCGCCTATGGTTATAGAATAGCTAGTAACTGATGCAGTAAAACTAGAATCTATAGCTCCACCAGCACCACCGCCACCACCGCCAGTTCTACCGCCACCGCCTCCACCAGCAACTAATAAATATTCAACAGTATTAAAAAGGTTACTAGTTGTACTAACAGTAAATGTTCCATTACCTGTAAAAGTATGGTATTTGTATTGACCAACTATAGATGTAGTTCCACCAGTAGCAGTAATAGGTGTAAATCCACCTGTCCATCCAAATGCTCCAAGTGCTGCTGCACCAATTTTAGATAAGCGTGGCATTTATACCCTTACGCAAATTTTGTTTGGGAAGCAAACACAGTAAATGTTGCACTTCCTGTTTTAAAAATAACATAAGTGTAAGCATCAATTGAACTTGTATTGCCAGCTGTAGGAGCAGACCCGCCTTGCCATTTTGGAGTTACAGAATTGCCATCTATTTGAAGTGCTGAATTGTAATATGCTGTTCCACCATTAGTTACCAAGAAAGTAGCAGAAATAGATTCGCCTGTAGACATTAAAGTATCTAAAGAAGTTCCACTAGATCCACGAAAATTAACTGTAAAGTTTCCACTAGCATTAGTTGTGTAATATAAAACTGATTGCGTGGTTACATCATAATTAATAGTTCCTGTTGCTGCTGTAGCAGAAACTGTAGCTAATTCTTTTATATTGGTAAATTTAGAAGATGCAACACTTGTAGAACCAGCAAATATTTGAGTTGCTGTAAAAGTTGTTCCTGTATCAGACTTTACATAATCTGTACCTGCTGTAGCAGTAGTAAGGGCAGAAGTTCCACTACCTTTAATAATGCCTGTTAATGTAGATGCACCTGTACCACCATCGGCTACTGCTAAGTCTGTAATGCCTGTGATAGATCCACCAGTAATAGTTGCTGCACTACTAGAGAAAGTAACTCCTGTTACAGATCCACCAGTTACTACGATATTAGTATAAGTAACACCAGTAATCGTTCCACCTGTGATCTTAGGTGCAGTCATGGTATATGTGCCATCTCTAATACCATCTCCGCAGTCTCTGATCTGCGCCATCATATCGCGCATAGTATCGTTTACTGCGGATGGTAACATTCCCTCTGGCGCACCATCTGGAGGTGCTGCGTTGTTATTCGCAGGGGTTAGAGAATACTTTGTATATGCCATGATTTTCCTTAATTACTCTGTTATTCCAAATGCAGCACCATAACCTATGTTTAGTGCCTTCCTTTGTAATTCTTTGCTTAATGGTTCTATGTTTGTTGTAGATGCTTTAGACATCAATCTTGCTGCTAATTTGGGATCTAACATGGCATCAACAAGTAATTCTCTTATTTGGTCATCTGTACCATTGTAGAGCCAATTGAGAGGTGCTACCACCTTATTTGCTGCTGCCGGTACTTCTCCGAACATCTGTTTTCCGATGATTCCACCGATAACATTAGCTGTAGAAAGATTCTTAAATGTATCCGATCCTGGCACTTTGCCTGACCGATTTAATACACCAGAATCTAAGTCTCTACCAACTCGTTCTAATATTTTTACTTGCATCTGAGACATATTTGTATCTTGTCCTGCTGCTCGGATAGCCCTAACAAAATTAGGTTGAGAAATCATAAATTGACCTACATTAATAGGATCAGGAATTGTAGAAAGAACCTTACCTCTAAAGCCTTGGGCTGCTTCTAATCTTTCAATTCCTCGGCTTGCCTGTGCATATTTATTCAAATAATTTCTATATCCTGGTGCAGCAGACTCAATAACATCGTCTACAGCTTTAATGACTGTATTAAGTTCTTTGTTTGCTACTTTATAAGCACCAGCACTAGCTCCACCTTTTTGTGATCTGTCTAGCAACCCTCTTTCTGCTGCCCTTAAATCTTTTCTAATTTCATAAAGCTCATCAACATTTGTTGCTCTGCTAATGTCTGTTTTTACATCATTCATAACAGATATAACAGAATCTCTTTTACCAGCAGGAGATTTTAAGACATCTTTAATTTGTTGATCTACAACAAGAGTTACTCCTCTTTGCATTTGCTCTGGTGTTAATTGTGGATTTGCAAAAGCTGCTATTCTTATTGGATCTGTAACTTCTTCTCTTTTTGCAATTGCAGATGTAACCGCATCTTGGTCTTTAGCAAGTCTATCAATAATAGTCATTCTTGCTTTGTTAGCCTCAGATGCTTGTGCAGCAAACTTACCTGTAACATCTAATGCACGAATAGGTGTTTCTGCTGAGATTAAGCCTACATCTCTGCTTGCTTGTGCTGTTGTTGGTGTGTAGCCAGGTACTTGTGGCTGAAACTCTTGCATACGAGTAATAGCAACTTCTGGTTTATTAGCTAACTGTCGTAATACATTGCCTGTAATTACTTCTCTACCAGCCTCTGTAAATGGGCGAACTGTCTCTCTAACTGCCCTACCTACTGCTGGAATGGCTGTAGCACTTGTACTAGGAGCTACCATACCACCTAGCATTGCCAAGCCTAATTGACCGCCTGCGCCAACATCTGCATATTCTCTACCAGCAGCCGATGCACCAGCACCACCTACCGCAGCAGATGTTTGTAGAGGTAAGTTCTCAGTAAAGAACTTTTGTACAGCAGATGGCTGTGTTAAGGCTGTTTTACCGGCTTGATATGCTTTTTGAACTAATGCAGCAGGAGCAGCAACACCACTTATAGCAGAAGTAACATCCTGTATTACTTTTTCGCCTTTGGTCTCTGCCTCTGGCAATCCAACTTGTGTCATGCCTCTTTGTAAAACTTGGCTAGGCATTTGTAATCTAGAAATTTCTGTTCCTGTTACTTTGCCTACACCACCTGTAATAAGGTTAATAAGTGTATTAAGAGCATCACCAGCAATTAATGGAAGTCCTGCTGCGCCTGTAGCACCAGCCCTAGCAGTAAGACCTAATTGTCTAGCGACTTCCTCACCAGTTGTTCTTTCTTTTGGTTCTGCAAAATAACCTTCCATTAACTTTTGTGCTTGCTCGGCAGTAGTTCCTTCTGGAACTTCAAACCTAGCAATTCTGCCATCAGGTAGTTCAAATCTTGCTATTGGCATTTTATTTTTGTCCTGTTGGAGTTGGCTCAAAACCTAAAAATGTAATTCCTTTTGCTGATGGAATACCTAATTGTTGTTTTGCTTTAGGCTTTTCTGTTACTTCTGGTGTTTTTTTAATTTCTAATCCTTCAAATGGATCATAAATAACATTCTTTGGATTAGCACCCTGTCTTAAAGCAGTATCAGAATAAAATGTTTTTAGTGTTTCAAATTGTGTTTTTTGGCTATTAACCAAAGCACCAGCAGCCTGATCAAATTTATTTCTTTGATCTGCTGTAAGCCTTGTTCCTTCTAAGGCTTTATTGTATTGAGCCCTAATTGATTCTGGAATACCTCTAGCCTGTTCAGCAGAAGCATATTCGCCTTCACGAACAGTAGAGCCTGGATCAAGAATCTTCATGTATCCAAAAATCTTAGACATATCACCAGGAGCAGTATCTGGAGCAGAAACAATTTTACGATAAGCCTGTGATATTTCTACATATGGTTTTGCTTGACCTAAGAAAGATGTTCTTAATTTGTCATCTTCGGCAGAGCTTTCAGATGCTAACTTTGCTTTTGGTATTTGTTTAACAATATTAAGATTGTCATCCATAAAAGCAATAGTAGATCCAAGATCAACTTGTTTATATTGTTTTTGTCCTGCTTTTGCCATTGATGCTTGTAATTCAAGAAACTTTAATGGATCTTGACCAGCAGCTTCTAACATTAGCGTATCTTGTAATTTAGAATAATCTATAACTTTTTTAGGAGCTATTGGCATTGTTAATGCTGACATTGTTTCAGCAGTAGGCATTTCTCCTGTTTCTGTTGGAACAATACCAAACTGAGGAATTTCTTTTGTAGCACCTTGTATAGCCTCTTGCAATCGTTTCTGAGCATCTTGCTTTTTCTTGTACTCGCTTAATTGCATACCAGTAACCATCTGCTTTAGCGTTCTGTCAAACGATTGGTTATAACCTTCCATGCCTGCGCCTAATGCGCTACCAAATAACTGTCCTGTGCTAATAGGCTCTCTTGTTCTGCCAGACTGTGCTAGTAAAGCAATAGCAGAATTTAACAAGGCTTGTTGTCCTGCGTTGGACTGAATACGCTGTTGCTCGGCAGGACTAAGAATTTGCGAATAGTCTTGTTGCTGACCGAATAAGGTAGATAGATCAATTGCCATGTTTTATCCTAGTAAAGAATTTGGATTTCTTGCTCTCTGTAGAGCTAATAAGTTGTATAAACCTGAGTAGTCAACTGCGCCTTGAGGCATTTGTTGTCTACCTCCCATCTGCATTTGTGGATAGGCTTGTGCTTGTTGTTGTTGACCACCACCTAATAAACCACTAGCAGATCTAATTCCTTGAATAGCTTGCATTGGTGATATTTTTGTAGGAGCAGATGCTGCTGCACTAGCAATCTCAGCATCTAGAGCAGCCATTTCTGTAGGCAAAGTAGTAGCAGGCACAACATTACCGCCAGGAGTTAACATTGCCTCAGTAGAATAATCTGTTACTGGTGCTGGCATATTTGCATAAGCACTTGTTAGTTGCTCTCCTGTCATTGCACCAGTTCCACCAGCAGAAGCGTATGACTCTGCTGCTGCGTTTGCCATTACTGTTGCTTCTTCGGCAGTAAATCCAGCAGTCACAGCATCTGCATAAGCAGCCTCTCCAGCAAGTGTAGCTCCTTCTACTGTTGCACCTTCTGCTGCAAAAAGCGTTGGATCTGCATAACCTGTAGCAAGGGCAACAGCAATGGCAGCAGGCAATACCCATCCACCAGGCACTTCTCTATTTACTGTTTTGTCTACTTCTGCTAAACCTCTACCTATTGGCTGTACAACAGCTTTTTCAACTTGTTCTACGACTCCACCACACATAATTAATCCTTTAAGTGTTTGACTGTATTAAAGCCAACAGTTTTATAACCTAGCCTCTCATAAAACTGTCTGGTTTTATCCATGTCTACTGCTGTTGTTTGTCCTAAATGCAGATCATCTGCACCCATATCTTTAGCCCATGTTTCTAGTGATTTTACTAGTTTAAGTGCTGCTCTACTACCTCGATACTCAGGCAATACAAAGAATCCTAGATCGCTGACTCTTTTACGATTACTAAAAAAATACTCATGGGCTAGACCAGATATAAATCCGATAATCTTGTCATTCTCTATTGCGATAAATCCGACTGCATTAGGATTCTTAAATAAATGTAGAATCTTGTGCTTTTCTGGTGTTGCGTAT